ATTTCATTACATTTATATAAATGATTTAAAGCTTTTATTACATAATTTCTAATCAATATTTTAAACATATAAATTCCTGTTTAAACTGAAAGTTTAATCTTTTTGATAAATATAATAAAAAAAATTATCTTTAAATAAAACAACTTATTGAATAACTATTATTATGCAAAAAGAAGATAGTGATTTATTTTATAATTTATTATATTTACTATAAAAGGAAATATTAAAATGAAAAGATTAACAAATAATTATGAATTAAGATTATCATCAGAAAAATGTAAATTTAAAGTTGGTAATTCATCAAAAGATATTTCAAGTATTAAAATAGAAATTCCAGAAATGAATACATTTTCAATTCAGAAAAATGCATTAATTAATTTTCTTAATTCTATTAAACCGGTTTCTAAATCATCAGAAATATGTTTAGAATTTAATAATGAATTACAAAAAATTATAGAAAGTATTAAAAAAGAAAAAAGTTATACTTTAAATTATTTTATTACTTCACCAATTTATCTTAATATTACCGCTATAGAATTTGAATATGTTTTAGATGATAGCGGAATTGTTCAAAATCTAAAATAAAATATATACAAAAAAAGAGATGGAAAAATCCATCTCTTTTATTTTATAATTTATTAAATTATTTAAGCCATGCACTAGGTGGAATATCAAGAATTCCATCTACGAAGCCATTTTTATCCATTCCTGCATCAACTTTCCATTCATAAGAACTTGTAGCTGAATCTAGTTGCATTGACATAGCAGAAGCTTGTCCGAATGCACTAGGATTTGTATCATTACCTTTGGTATAAATTGTCATACCCCAAGCATTTGTATCTGTGTCCATCATTATTTTTCCTCCGTATTAAATTATTTTACACCAGCGATTAAGTTTTTAAGACCGGTAAATTCACAACCACGGAAGTAATTTTCGGCACCTAATAAGTTGTTAGTGATTGCATATCTGGACATAACCATTAACTTTCCAGAGAAGTCATTAGGATCAATTGATTTATAATGCACACCAGTTACGTATGGGCAATATACAATACCACAACTTGTAGCACCATCACCTTTATAAGCTAATAAAGCAGTATCTTGACCTTTAGCAAAACGGTCACGATAAACTTTAGTAATACCATTAAAGGTACCAACTTCGGCCATAGCAGTAGAACCACTTACAGCAGCAGTTGTACGATTAAATGCAGCATTCATAGATTGTAACGCAGTTACAACTGAAGGTGAAGCAACTAATACGTTTGCAGCATCTAAGTTAGTTTCTGTACCGATTTCATTACTTAAATCAATAATACGAGTCATAACAGCAGAGAATCTTTCTTGAGACCAACGACCTTGATAACGATCATCCTCATCTGAAGCAGAATAAAGAGCCATAGTAGTCCAAGGAGCAACTTCTTTTGCCGCTTTTAATAATTCACGGTCAAGTTCAGCAACAGATTCATATTCAAGTCCTTTCATTAATTCACTTTCCATGTTGATACCTTGCATAGCTTCGGCATCCATAGCAGCTTCAAGACCTACAGAACTAGCGATTTTACGTGTATGCGCTTCAATTGCTTGTCTAGAGAACATGATTTGTAATTCAGGAGTTGCACCTTCACCATCAGTACCATAACCACCTATTTTCCAATATTGAGCAATATCAGTAGGAGCAGCGGTACCAGAATCAGCTGGACCAGATTCACCTGGTGTAGAACCAGTAAATCCAGAATAGGTATCAATTGCTTTCCATGCGGCTTCAGCAATATTACCATCTTTAGTTGCATATAAATATCTCATTCCAAAGGCAAGACCAACTGGACCAGATAATGGTTGATTTCCGTGCTAAAACGTTAGCAAAAACCTGTGGTTGTGTACGACGTACTAAAGCCATAGACATAGGTGCGAAAACACCTTTTGCATCACCAGACATAGGAATACCTTGGTTAAGACCAGTAGGAGCTCCTACACCAGTTGTAAAATCTTCATTTAATGCACGACCAACATCACGAGTGAATTGGTTGTCAAGACATTTAGCAGTTGTTTCTTTAATAGATTTATCAGCGATATCACTTACTGAAAGACCTCCTAATTGAGGATCACTCCAACGTTCAGCGATAGTGCTTAGATTTTCAATTTTCATACTCATTTATGTTTCCTCCATAATTGTTGCATTTACTTATGCTTTATATTTTATTTATTAAATATTTTTTATTTTTATTAAAGTTTTGTTAAACGTGAACTTTGAGTTAATAAAAAATCTTTACCATCTTCAGCCGAAGTATCTTTCTTAAAAGATTCTCTAATATATTCTCCAGCATTATCAGTTTGTCTAGCGATTTCATTTCTATGATTTAATCTGAAATTACCTCTTTTTTCATTAACCATTGAAGAAGGTTTTTTAAACATTTCAACTTGTTCTTCAATCATTTCAACGTAATTTCCTATATCTTTTCTAACACTATCATATTTTTTATCACCAAAGAAATTTTTAACTTTAGCCTTTTGTGCTTCGGTTAAATGAGCGGTTTTTTCAGTAATTAATGATTCTTTTGCGGTTTTATCAATAACAGAACTTAATTCTAGATTTTCATTAATTTGTTTTGTTAAAGAACGTTCTAGATCTGCTTTTTCTTTCTTTAATTTACCAACTAAATTAGAACCAGTAGTATCTAAAGGTGTATATGTTTCTTCAAATAATGATTTAATTCCAGCAATAATAGGAGCATAAGTTTCATTTATTGCGGCTTGTTTAATCATATCAGGAGAGATTTTTTCAGAAATATCATATTTTAAATATTTATCTAAAGCAGTCAATACAGATTCTTCAATTGTATTAAGTTCTTCTCCATATTTAATTTTGAAATTTTCTTCTAAAACATCTTCACAATATTTTTCAGCTTCAATCATTGTTTGTTTTTTATATTCTTCATTTTCTTTTAGGCATTTTTCTTTAAATTCAGCACAAAATGCTTCATTTATTTTTTCTATTTCATTAGTTTTTTCTTCAATTAATGAGTCAATAGTTTCTTTACAGAAACTTTCGGCTTCTTCCTCGATAGCTTTAACTTGTTCTTTAATTGCCTCATCTGCAGAAATTTGAACTTTTTCGCAATATTCTTTGCAATATTCAGAAGACAATGTATCTAACTGTTGAGTTTTGTCTTCTAACTCGGCTTTAACACGAGCTTCACAAAATTCAGCAGCTTTTGCTTCGAGGTCTTTACTAGCATCTTCTAAAGCCAAAGCGACTTTAGAATTAACTTTATCATTAATAGAAGTTTTAAGTGCTTCCAAATCTTCCGGTGTTATAATCCCAGATAGTTTGTCAATTATTTCTTCCATCTTTCCTCCGTATTTAATTAAAATTTTTCCAGTTATTTATTCCATTACATATTCTATTTATTAAGTTTTTTAAAAGATTTTTTAACTTTAATACTAAACCCAAAGTATTAAATCAGTCTTAATAATTTTTTTACTTTTAGCCGAATTCATTTTTTCTGTTTTTTCAGTAATAATTTTATCAGAATTAGATACAAAAGGCTTAAATATAGCTACACCACTATAAGAATTTACTCCTATTGCTCCATTTTGAGAAATATTTAATAAAATAGAACTCATAGCTTTATCAAAATAAGTAGCAACCATATCATATAATTCATCGCTATTATTAGTTTTTTTACAACCGAATCTGGGCATCTAATAATACACCAAAACTTTCAAATTTTGCGTTTAATTTAATAGGAATATTTATTGACAATCCTGGTCCAAAAGTAGTAATATTATATGAATTTACATATTCACCAATGTTATAAAATAATTCTGCCCAAGAACCATTCTTAAATCCGGGTTATAATTTTATAACCTAATCTATTAGTACTATAATTAGTAGTACCGGATTAATTGTTCATAAGGATTATTAATTGATACAATTGAACTTTTCCCTATATAAGGCGAAGATGCCCCTGAAGGAGTAACTACTACACCTGAAGAAGTTATTTTTAATAATTTCCACTTTTTAAATATAATTTGTAAATATTGATTTATTGAATTTTCTAATACGATTGGATATACATCAGCATAATGATAAATATTACCTCTATATTTGCCGAGATAATCCTAAATGCTCAACACTATTTAATTCATTTATTATTATACTTTGTAAACTCATAAGGTATTTATAAACCTTAAAATGTACACATAACTTATATAGAATGACCCGCTACCCATATATAGGGAAATTTGTTCTTAAATTTAAATTATTTATAAGAGGTGTATTCAGTGTTCTGATATCCATATCGGTCTTTTAGAATCCTAGTTCGATACAATTCATCAGAAACCAATCTTACAATCTCGGCTTTCTCAATTTCATGTATATTAATGCCGAGATTTTGTAAGTTAATTTTATCAAATGGTATGTGCTTGTGCCCTGAAGGTATCTCATTAGCAAATACAGTAAGAACAATACCAGTTCGAAGAGTGGCTTTCTTAGTCATATTATCTCCTTTTAACTCTTTATTTACTGCCAAATACATGAATAGTAGCGCATAACTCTTGGATCGGATACCGACTTTACCCATCGCTTTCCGCCATTATTGCAATCAAGCTCATCGCGAAATCTACTATTTAGCTCAATAACCTGCGCAAATGTAGATACTGGAAAGCCCTCTCCTGAATGTATCCCTTT